GGCGACACCTCGGAGTTGATCACATCCAACCACATCAACGCCCCTCGCACCCGCAAGCTCAAGGGCGTCCGCAATGCCGGCAACATGTCGGTGGTCTGTGATCTCGATTACGCCGATCCCGGCCAGCTCGCCCTGATCGCCGCCGAGAAGGCCAAGGAGACTTACGCCTTCCGCCTCACCTTCAACGATAAGCCCGTCGGCGGCACGCCCTCGACCCGCTACTTCGTCGCCCTCGTGATGAGCGCGGCCGAGCAGTACGACGAGGCCAACAGCACCATGAAGCTCAACTCGACGCTGGAGATCGACAGCAACATCGTTCGGGTCGCTGCTGCGGAAGCGGTGGGTGGCTGATCATGAACGACGTTTCCTCAATCTGAGGAAGCGTGATGCTCAGCCGATCCGGCCGGGGGGGGGTGGCTCGCAACTTTTGCGACCTCTGGGGGACCGGCGGGGGGAGGTTCGCGCGTGATTTGCTCGAAATAGGATTTTCGCCATGGCGCTGACTGCCGACGACCTGAAAGCACACCTCAACGGCGTCGACGAGGGCGACGAACCGATGCTCCCGCGCCTGCTCGCCGCCGCGATTTCTCACGTCGAGGCGCAACTCGGCTTCAAGCTCGACGACGACGACGAATTTCCTGATGGCACACCGGCCGATCTCGACCAGGCGGTACTGATGCTTGCCGCCCACTGGTACGAGAACCGCGAGGGGACGATCACCGGCACCATCATCGCCGAGGTGCCCATGGGCGTGGCCGAGATCATCGCGAACCGCCGGGGGTACACCTTTGGCTGACGATGGCGGAATTGGCCGGCTGCAAAAGCGCCTCGCTGCGATCCCCAAGCAGCTGAAGCAGGACGTGCAGCCCGCCCTCACAAAGCAGGCCGAGACGATGGCAAGGACCATGCGGACCCTTGTGCCCACGGATACCCACGACCTCGAGGCGTCAATTGCGGTCACCCCGTCCGGCCAGATGACGCCGCCCTATTCGCAGCCCGGCGGGTCGATGACCGTGCCGGAGAATGCGGCCGCCATCACGGTCGGCAACGAGGATGTCCGCTATGGGCACCTCGTCGAGTATGGGCACGCCGCCAGCAACGGGACCGTGGTGCCCCCGCAGCCGTTCTTCTGGCCGGCCGTTCGCCTGCATCAGAAGAAGGTCAAGACGGCACTCAAGCGCGCCGTCGCGAAGGCCGTTCGTGAGGCTGGCAAATGAGCGCCGACCTCGCCGTTCAGAAAGCCGTCCGCGACCGACTGATCAACACTGCGGCTGTCGTCGCCCTGGTTCCGGCCGCCTCGATCCGCGACAGCCATTCCGCGCCCATCCCCGACCCCTCGATCATCATCGGCGAGGGGCAGGCGATCGAGGGCGAGGACATCGCGCGCAAGTCGCAGCGGGTCATCCTCGACCTGCACGTCTGGAAGAAGGAGCCGAGCCTTGCGGGCGTGAAAGCCATCGCCGGTGCCGTGCGAACAGCACTCCATTCCGAGCGTCTTCCTCAAACTGAGGGATACCATTTCGGCGACTGCCGCGTGTCCCATAGGCGTTTCTTGCGCGACCCTGATGGCGTCACCAGCCATGCCGTGGTGACCGTCGAAACCCTCGTGAGCGAGGTCTAGATGCGCGCCGGCACCCTCGATCGCACCATCACCGTGCAGACGTTCACCGAGACCGTGGACGACTACGGCACGCCGACACAAGGCTGGGCCTACTTCGCCACCCTACGGGCGCAGCTCGTGGAGGCCAGCACCGACGAATTCCTGCGCGGCTATGGTGAGAGCGAGACGACGGTCGCCGTCTTCCGCACCCGCTGGCGCGATGGCGTCACCCCCCAAATGCGCATCGTCTACGCGGGCAAGCCGCTCAACATTCGCGAGATCAAGGAGATCGGCCGGCGGCGGGGGCTCGAGCTGCGGGCCGAACTCGTGCGGGGCGAAGTCTGATGCGCGGTGCCAAGCCCCGGCTGGTCGTCGACAATGGCGCCGTCTCAAAGGCCCCGGCGGCGCCCGGCTGGCTGTCGATCGAGGCCAAGAAGGAATGGCGGCGCGTGCTGCCGATCCTCGTCGAGCGCCGCATCCTCACCACGACGGATCTCGGCTCGCTCGAAAACTACTGTGTCGCCGTTGGCCGGGTGCGCCAGATCGAGGCCGAGCTCCAGCGTGAGTTCGACCTGAAACTTTTTCGCGCGCAGGACAAGGCGATGGCGACGGCGCGGCAGCTCGCGGCGCTGTTCGGCCTGACGCCCGTAGACCGCTCGCGGCCATCAATTCGAGAGGACGGCGACGATGACCAGTTCAACCCGCTCAACATCGGCTGAAGGTATGGCCATGATGGCCACACCCTCCACATATCCCGCATGGATCTATGACGGCAGCGACATTCCCGACCCGTTGGGGTTCGGCGAGCGCGCCGTGCGCTTCCTGCGCTCGCTGATCCATCCCAAGACCGGACTGCCGTTCCAGCTTGACCCGTGGCAGGAGCGCATCGTGCGCCGCGCCTATGGCCCGCGCCATCCTGACGGCTCCCGCATCGTGCGTACCGTCGTCCTGCTGCTGCCGCGTGGCAACCGCAAGACCAGTCTCGCCGCTGCGCTGGCGCTGCTGCACACAATCGGCCCGGAGCGTGTGCCAGGCGGCGAAGTCATCGCCGGGGCCTCGGATCGCAAGCAGGCCCGCATCGCCTATCGGGAGGCGCTCGGACTTTGCCAGGCGCACAAGAAGATCGCGCCGAATATTCGCGCGCTCGATTACCGCAATCAGATCACCTATCCGAAGGTCGGCAGTTTCTTCGAGGCGATCAGCGCCGACGCCGGCACCCAGCACGGCCGCACGCCCGTGTTCGTCCTCGCCGATGAGTTGCACGCATGGAAGAAGCGCGACCTGTGGGACGTGCTGCGCTCCGGCCTCGTCAAGACGCCGGGCAGCCTGCTCGTCGTGGCCACCACGGCCGGGCGCGGGCAGGAGAACATCGCCTGGGACATCGTCGACGACGCCCGCAAGGTGGCGCGCGGTGAGGTGGTCGACCCGTCGATCCTGCCGGTGCTGTTCGAAGCCGAGCGTGATTGCGACTGGCAGGACGAGGCCGTCTGGCGCCGCGTCAATCCCGGTCTTGCGCACGGCTATCCCGACATCGAGGGGCTGCGCCAGCTCGCCCTTGAGGGCTCCCGGCGGGTCGGCGACCGCGAGGCCTTCCGCCAGCTCAACCTCAATATCTGGCTCGACCATTCCGCCGATCCGTTCGTCGACATGCAGACCTACGACGAGGGCGCTGGCGACGTCGATCTCGACGATCTGGAGATCCAGCAGGAGCCCTGTTGGCTGGCCGTCGATCTCTCCAGCAATTCCGACCTCACTGTCATCGTGGCCTGCTGGCGCGATGGCGATGACGGCTATCAGGTCGCGGCCTGGTACTTCTGCCCCGCCGACAATCTGCGCGAGCGCGAGGACCGATCGGGCGTGCCCTATACGATCTGGGCCGAAGAAGAATTCATCATCCCGACGCCGGGCAATGTGGTCGATTTTCGCGTCGTCGAGCAAAAGGTGCGCGACCTTTGCGCCACCTACAACGTGGCCGAGATCGCCTTCGATCCGCACATGGCCCGCAACATGCTCAACAACCTGCTCGAGGATGGCCTGCCGGCCGTCGAGATGCGGCAGGGCTGGATCACAATGGCGCCCGCCGTCAAGGAACTGGAGCGCGCCATTGTCGGCCGCCGCTTCAAGCATGGTGGCCATCCAATCCTGCGGTGGAACTTCGACAACATCGCGGTCCACACCGACAGGGCCGGCAACCGCGTTTTTCACAAGGGCAAGTCCAAGGACAAAATCGACGGCGCCGTGGCCGCAGCGATGGCCGTGGCCCGCTGCGCTGCCGGCGACAGCAACCGCTCCAGTTACGACGACGCCCCCGACGATATCGAGGAGTGGGCCTATGCGTGACGAGCCGAACGAAACCCAGGAGATGAACCATGGCCGGTGAAGGCGATGCCGAACGTCTAGTCGTGCTCCTTGAGGCGCGTGTTTCCGACTTTGAAAAAAATCTGGCGAAGGCCAGCGGGACGGCCACCAAGAACTTCGGCCAGATGCGCCGCAGCAGCCAGTCCGCCACCATGCAGATGGAGGCCGACGTGGTGCGCTCGACGACGCGCATCAACCAGGCGCTGGCGACGACCAGCACCAAGATCGGCGTCTTCGGCAAGAGCTTCGCGGCTGGGGCCCTTGCACCGATTGCGGGTCTGCTCACCCTCACTGCTGTGATCAACGGCACGCGCAAGGCGCTATCGGAATTCGATGAGATCGGAAAGTCGGCAAAGGCAGCCGGGCTGAGGGCGAGCTCGTTCCAGGAGTTGGCCTATGCGGCGAAGCTCGGCGGCATCGAAACCGCGACCTTCGCGAAGGCAATGGAGACCCTCAACAAGAACGCCGGTCTCGCCGCCGAGGGTAAGGGCAAACTCGTCTCGCAGCTTCAGGCGCTGAACCCCGAACTGCTCAAGAACATTCAGGCGGCCACGACGCAGGAAGAGCGGATCCGGATGGTGGCCAACGCGCTCAATAAGGAAACCGACAGCGCCAAGAAGGCGGCTATCGCGGCTGTTCTCTTCGGCGAGGCAGGGGCGCGAATGGTCGGCGTACTCGACGGCGGATCGAAGCCGCTCGATGCCATGGCGAAGAAGGCGCGCGACCTCGGCATTGTAGTCGACGATGAGCTGATTGCTCGCGCTGAGAAACTTGGCGACGAATGGGACGCCGCCGCCATGGTGATCAACGTCAGGCTGCAATCCGCACTGGTCGGCCTCGCGCCTACCATCGTTTGGTTGACTGGTCTGGTGGCAGACATGGCCGGCGAGCTGACGGACGTTGCCGACCTCTTGTATGAGGCGCAGCACAACCCCGGCGACTTCGTCAAATATGCGCTGCTCGGCGGAAAGAAGCCTGCGGATCGTCGCCTCGAAGACCTGAAGTCGAGCATCTGGAACGAGATCGAGGCAGCGAAGGGATCGCAATACACTGGCATGGCGGGTGCCCTGATGGGCACGGGGTCGTCGAATGATGTCGGCGCCGGCCCCTCCGCCCGCGATCTCGCGAAATGGTTTGGCGTGAAGCTGTCGACCACTACCGCGCCGCCCGTCGTCCCGGCACTTCCCGACATCCCGGGTGATGGGGCAGGAGGCAAGCCGACCCGGAACAAGGAGGCAGAAGCCGCCCTCAAGCAGGCAGCAGCGGTCAAAGAGCTCATCTCCGATCTTACGTTCGAACAGTCCTTGATCGGCAAGTCGGACACCGAGCGGCGTGTTGCGATCGAGTTGCGCAAGGCAGGCGCCGCGGCCACGGACGATGAGCAAAAGCAGATCGTCGCCCTCGTCGCCTCGATGGAGGCCGAGAACGCTTCCATCGCTCGCCTGAAAGAGCAGATGGAGGAGGCCAAGGGGCTCGCCAAGGAATTCGCCTCGTCGCTGATCGGCGATCTGGTCAACGGCAAGAACGCCACCGAGGCCCTGGCCAATGCCTTCGGCAATCTCGGCAAGAAGCTGATCGACATGGCGCTCGACCAGGCCATCAACGCCCTGTTTTCGAACCTCATGGGGGCGGCATTCGGGACCATCGCGGGCGGCGCCGCCATCCCGTCGGGTGGGTTCATTCCCGGCCTCACCGGGCCCAAGCTCTTCGCCGACGGAACGGCCAACACGGGCGGCCGGGTCGGCGAGCCGCGCGGCATCGTTCATGGCCAAGAGGCGGTGATCCCGCTGCCGAGCGGGGGCAAGGTGCCGGTGCAGATACAGGGTGGTGCGATGCCGACCTCAGGCGATGCCATCGCCATCAACATCACCAACCACATGCAGGTGATGCCGGGGGCGACTACGGCTGATGGTGCAGCCTTCGCTCGTGGGGTTACGGAAGCGCTCAAGCGGCAGTTGCCCGACGCCATCGATCGCTACAATCGCAACCCGTATCGGAGGGGGAACTGATGCCCCCAGATGCCCGCCTCGAGCAGCAGCTTGTCGCCGCGCTACGCCGTGCCCTCGCAGGCGCTCGCCCGCAGGTGCCAGAGGCCGGGGCGCTCGTCTGGCAGTGGTTTGTCGACCTCTGCGGGACGCGGGCTGTGGGGGCTGCCGGCCCCCGCCCGATCGCCTATGCCGAGGTCGAGGCCTATGCACGTCTGACCGGCTGGCCGATCGAGCCGCGCCACGTCGGGCTTTTGCGCGCGCTCGATGCCGAGTGGATGAAGCACGCGCTTGGCAACCTCACCTCTCGGGATCGACCGACTGCGCCTCGCTCCAGTGGGCAAGCGCTCACGCCGGCTGCCTTCGATGCGGTGTTCGGATGAGCAAGGGGACCAAGAATGGCAGATACAAGCACGGTTTTCGCGCTGGATACACCGAGTGGCGCTATGGCGACATCAGGGTCAAGAAGCGCCAGGAGCCCATTTTCGAGGCCGCGCAATATCAGAGCGTCGTGGAGCGTGTGACCGCCATCCTCGCGAACTGGACGTCATCGCCGTTCCAGCATGAAGCAGCGTGCCGCCAGGGGCTGCGGCGGCAATTGTGCCTCAAGGGCTATTCGTGGGGTCGAGCCGACGCGGAGGCCGCCCGGATTGTCACCGCGGGGCTTGCCAATATCCGCGCCGTTCGTCCGACGCATGACGAGGGCCAGCCTCAATACTCCGTCTCAACGGACTACTGCCTGCACTGCCATTCGCCCCTGGATGATCACTCGATCACGATGAACCATCGGTTTTGCTCGCCAGAATGCGCCAAGGCCACGATCCTCTTTCGAAACTATGAGGTAGGTTATTGGGCCGATCAAATCGGGCGGGCGGCATTTGCGAGCGTCCAGAGGGCAAAGCATGCGCCTCGGGCCTGCAAACAATGCGGCACGAGTTTCCGGCCCGTGGCCGAGCAATCCGCTCAGATCTATTGCTCACAAACATGCGTGGGGCTGTCTCAACGAACCGCCCCAGAATGCGCTTGTGAAGAGTGTGGCAAGCTGTTTAGTCGCGCTGTCGGTACTCTGCGGACGGCAAAGTTCTGTTCCAAGCGCTGCGCCGACAAGGCTGCGACCCGGCGGGTGGTGCATCAGACTTGCACCTTCTGCGGATCGCCATTCGTAGCCGGGAGCTACGCGGCAAAATTCTGCAGCACAACCTGCGCCGTTGCCGGCAGCAAGCTAGGCCGAGGCTGGGAGCCGAAGCAATTGCTCCCCCACGTGTTCGATCACTTCATCACAGTGCCGGTGAACGCCCGGCCGCCTTGGCTCACGCCGGCCCGCTTCGACGAGATGATAGCGGCCTAGCGTTGAATGGTGGCCGAGTTGGCGATGATCTTGTCGAGGCGGTGAAGCACGCCGCCGATCGCCAGAAAGATCAGGCCGGAGCCCGTGACCCCAAAGCCCGGCGTCATCGCAATGACCTTCGCGAGAACCGCGTAGCCCGTGCTATCGGTCGCCTGACCGGCGACCAGCAGACACCAGCCCAAGCCGATCAGCGTCACAAGTCCGCCGAGCCCATAGAAGAACGAAGTCAT